GCCTTTGATGCCGTTCTCGCAGATCCAAATGGATTCCTGAGTGCCCTCAGTCTCCTGTTCTTCCTCTCTGCAATTGTCATTGGTTTAACAACGACACCTTTTGCCTTGACAAACTCCAGCCTAGCCTTAACCTCATCCAAAATGTATTTTTCAGGCAAAACTATCCCTTCATTCAGAAGCTTAGAAACTTCTGGTTTTATGCCGTGCAACTCCGATATGTTCAAGCGTGGGTTTTTCTCAAGTACAGATGAAGAAACAGATATCCAATCATCAGCCCATGGGTACATACCACAACCACCAAACACTGCTGGTGTGTGTAAGATGCTATCAACTTGCGATTTCGACAGACCGTTCCCTTGCGAAAGGTCTATACACATACATCTGTTGCATTGTTCTTCGTCTAAACCACGTCCTATCAACACATTCCATGCCTTAGCAGTTTCTCCGAACCTAACGTCACCGGCAGGAGGATCTCTAGTCTCTGGTCCTCTCCACAGGACAGATGTCATACCACGCGCTGGATAACCTGATACTTCATGTCTAGTCACCACCTGCCTGAGATATTCATCCCTGTTTGTGTCTATGAAAAATTTCCCCGGATTTATCTCGAACCCCATGAGTTCATAAGCTATCGCTAAAGCAGCTGCATAACCGTATGACGTAACACTAACTTGATCGTCATCACCCTGAGCTATGATTGACCTGACACCACCTTGGACATCGTACAATTGTACAACTTCACGCGCGCAGAAAAACTCAGCCCAGTTAAAAGCCGTATCCAAAAAAGCAGTCCAGCGCCATCCGCTCAGAACCCCTTTATCGATGCCAACACTTCCCTCATGTAGTGCAAGTGTAGACGGAATCTCTACCAACGACAGCCTTAGTGACTCTATTACATGGATTAGTTCCGACCGTAAAGTACCAACAGCATTCCTTGAAATGAAACGTTTCATAGCAGCAAAGAAGACGTCGAACATCCTCTTGTTTTGTTGCCAATCAAAATGCGACTGGTCAAGTGGTATTCTAACATCTTGTCCAATAGAACTTGAGAGTGATGACCACATTTCAACCAGCTGCTTTGAACTCATAAACAAAGTTGAACGCGTGTCTCCTTTAAATGCCTTCTCCAACCATGTAGATATAAACGTCATACGTATGTAAGTCGCGTCATCACTCGTGACAACTGCTCTAACCTTACCCGTCTCACGCTTCTGAATAGCTTTCGCCTTACCTCGTAAATCATTCACATCCCTAGAACGTAGGATATGCTCTACCTCCGAGTGAGATGTTGATATCGCAGTCGACCACTTCGACTTCTTTGTCTTATACACCTTGTCAGAACCCGAAACTGTATAATTCACTCTCCTATCCGGTCTAGATGATGTACCAGACACCGCCCAAAGTGAAGGTTCCCTCGAAAATTCAGATATAGTGTACGTTTCACTATTTGCGAAGTCTACTGAGGTTGCTCCACTGAAGAAGTCATCGAATCCTCTTCCTAATGCTTCCAAGAAAGAATCTTCGCTATATACGAGATCTTCATTTGGCATCGTATGAATCACGTCACCCGAGACCCAATTAACCAAATCGGCTGAGAACTCCTCCATGCCCTTAGCGGGAAGGAAGCCACCGAGGACTTCCAGGTTAACTAAGTATTTCCAGTAACCTGGAAACAATAGGTCACCATTCTTCTTGGCAACATCCGTCAAATTCTTTAACAGATCGTACAAAGCATCACTGTTCCCCTGCGCAAACACATTCAATTCTTCTAAAGC